AACCAGGCAAAAGCGGGCAAAAGTAACCGCCGCCGACGCCTCAAACCGACATGCCGCGACCTCGCATCCTCAGCGACGAGCAGGAGCGCGAGGCATGCGCACGAGTGCACGCAGGTGTGCCAGTGGCACAAGTCGCGCGGCACATCGGGGTCAGCCGTCAGATGCTTGAGGCGGCCATCAAGCGCAGAGGCGGAGCAGCTGCCGGCGCAGGGCGCCTGATCGGCGCGGCATCGCCCGACACCGGCGCAGCACCCTCGCCGAGCCCAGCGGGTTCGCTTGGCCAGCCGCTCGACGCGTTCGAGGCGGCGCAGATCCTGGTGTTCGAGTCCGCCGTTGCGCGGCTCCAGGCCGGCGAACTGACGCCCGACCAACTGGCGAAGCTCGGCAAGACGATCAACGACACGGCCAAAGCGGTGCGCCTGCACCGCGCGCAGAGCCGCATCGCGGTCGCGACCTCCGACGAGGTGACGGCGAGCGCTGAGCGGGTCCGTGAGCGGCTCGAGCGCATGCTGGCGGGTCCTCGGCTCGCCGAGCCTGCCGCCGACGAATCAGAGCACAGCGAGGAGGTTCCCCGTGGGGCTGTCGCTCGCTGAGCAAGCCGCGTCGAGGGCGCTGACGCTCTCGCCAGAGGAGCTCTCCGAGCTCGAGCACGACTGGGAGTTCTGGTCGCGGCCCGAGCAGCGGGAGCCTGAAGGCGACTGGCTCACGTGGCTCATTCTCGCCGGGCGCGGGTTCGGCAAGACGCGAGCGGGCGCCGAGGCGGTACGGCGTGCCGTGACCGTCGACGGCTGTCGGCGCGTGGCGCTCGTCGGCGCGACGTCGGCGGACGCGCGAGACGTCATGGTGCTTGGCGAGAGCGGGATCCTGAACGTGTTCCCCGAGCACGAGCGCCCCAAGTACGAAGCTTCGAAGCGCCGCGTCTTGTTCCGCAACGGCGCGATCGCGACCTGCTACTCGGCCGAGGAACCCGACCGACTTCGTGGCCCGCAGCACGACTTCGCCTGGTGCGACGAGTTCGCCGCTTGGGGCCGGCTCGAGCAGACGTGGGCGGATCTCCAGATGGGCCTGCGCCTTGGCGGCAGGCCGCGCACCATCATCACGACGACTCCGCGCCCGCTCGACCTGCTCAAGGAGCTTGTCGAGCAGTCGACCCGCCCGGGCTCGGGTGTAGTCGTCACCCGAGGCCGCACCCGCGACAACGCCGCGAACCTACCGCGCAGCTTCATCGACACCATCACCCGCGCCTACGGCTCGACCCGGCTCGGACGGCAGGAGCTCGACGGCGAGATCCTTGGACCGGCCAGCGGCCTGTTCAAAGCCGAGTGGTTCCGCTACCTGCCCGAGGCACCCGCCGGCGGGCGTTGCGTCGTAGCGGTCGACCCCGCCATCACGACGCGCAACGACGAGACCGGCATCGTAGTGACCAAGCGGGTTGCCGACCGTGCCTACGTGCTCGAAGACCTCTCTGGCACGCACAGCCCAGAGGAGTGGGCGCGCATCGCGGTCGACGCGTGCAGGCGCCACCGAGCGAGCACCATCGTGGCCGAGACCAACCGCGGCGGCGACCTCGTGAGGACGACCATCCGCCAGTTCGATCGCGCGGTACCCATCAAGGAGGTACGCGCGAACCGGGGCAAGGACACGCGGGCCGAGCCCGTGGCAGCTCTCTACGAGCAAGGCCGGGTGTTCCACTGCGGCCAGCTCCGCGCGCTGGAGAAGCAGCTCACCGAATGGGACCCCACGTCGCAGGACGCTCAGCGCCAGCGGCGGCAAGCCACCTCGCCCGACCGGCTCGACGCGCTCGTGTGGGGCATCACCGAGCTCGGATTCCATCTCGGCCTCAGCCGGCTCGCGCCGCTGCGTGAGGCGCCCAGCATCACTCACGACACGCACTAACCCATGGCAGACGGCACGCTGACGGAGACCCCGGCGCTTGTGAGGCCGGGGCGACGTCCGTCCAACGTGTCGATCGCCAGCGCGTGGCAATCGCCCATTTCGGCAACCATGTGGCGCCCGGCGACGGTGCGCGCTGCGCTCGACGACCTCGAGAGCGGCGTCTTCTACTCCGCCGCCACCCTGGCCGAGAGCGTTGGGCGAGACTGTGTGGTAGGCGGCGCGCTGGCTGCCCGTGTGCGCGCTCTTGCGAGCCGCTACGCGCTCCCGTTCTCCGTCGTCGCAGGCATCGGCGACGGCCGACGCCGCGAAGCTATCCGCCGACGAGTCGAAGAGCTCACGTGGACGAGCGTCCCTGAGCGCGTCATCGACCCCGTGCTGCGAGACGCCGTCATGCTCGGCGCGGCGGTGGGTCGGATCTGGTGGGAGCGCTCCGCGTCTGAGTGGGTGCCGCACATGATGCACCTCGCACCGCACGGCATCGAGTGGCACGAGTGGTCAGGCACGTGGACGTACACGACCCGCGACGGCCAACGCCTGCAGGTTACTCCGGGCGACGGAACGTGGTTCCTTCACCTGCCGCACGGCACGCGCTCATTCATGTCGGGCGCCATCCGCGCAGTGGCCGAGCCCTGGCTGGCGCGACGCTACGCGGCCCGCGACGAGGCACGATGGTGCGAGCGCCACGGCATGCCCGTCCTAGCGGTGGAAGAGCCTTTCAGCGCGACCGACGACGTCGAGGGCACCGACGGCACGCAGGCCGACCAGGTCTACAGCGGGCTGCGCAACGGCATGGGCAGCGGCGCGGTCATCCGACTCCCGCAGCCGCAGAGCAAAGACGAAAACGGCTGGCGCGCGCAGTGGCTCGAGCTCCAAGGCCGCTCGTTCGACGGCATGCAGCAGAGCATGGCCCGGTGCGCCCGCGACATCGAGACGCGGCTACTGGGCAGAGCACAGGACGGCGGCGCCAAAGGCGGTGACGGCGAGCTGGCCAGCGAGGTGCACCGCAACGAGTACCTCAGCAGCGACGCCGAGTCGCTCACCACGACGATCCGAGATCAGGTGTGGCGCCCGTTCGTGGCCTACAACTACGGCGCCGAGCTCGACCTTGCACCGTGGGGCCGTTGGGATACGCGCCCAGCGCCCGACATGGAGCGACGAGCCCGCGTACTCAAGACGCTTGGCGAGTCGCTGCCGCTGCTCGTCGCGGTCGGCATCGACGTTGCGCCGGTGCTCGAAGAGTTCGGGCTCCAAGCGCCGGACGGCGTCGAGGCGCCCGAGCCTGCTCCTGTTCCTGCTGCTGCGCCGGATGCGCCCGCGCCCGCTGACGCCGAGGAGCCCGACGAGACCGAAGACAACGGAGACGACTAGATGGAAATCAAGCGCGCGCAATTCTCGACGTCGTCGCTCGACGTGGAGACCCGCTCCTTTGACGTGGTGGCCAGCACCGAGTCGATCGATTCGCACGGCGACATCGTCAAGCAGAGTTGGAGACTGGAGCGCTACGAGGCCAACCCCGTGGTCCTGCTCGGGCACGGCGGGCTCCCAATCGGCAAGGGCTCGAATGTACGCGTCGAGGATGGCGCGCTCAAGATGCGCGTCACGCTCGTCAGCGAGAAGGCCAACCCGCAAGCAGAGCAGGTGCTCCAACTCATGCGGGAGGACGCGCTTAAGGCGGTTTCGGTCGGGTTCCGACCGGGGCGGCGCAGCACGGAGAAACGCGACGGCCGAGAAGTTCGAGTGCTCGACGACAACGAGTTGCTCGAGGTCTCGGTGGTGGCGATCGGGTCCAACCCCGACGCCCAAGCAAAGGACCACGCCCGGCACGGTGCCGGCGCTTTGGAGGCACAGAACATGAACGACATCACCAAGGCGCTCGGGCTCCAGACCGGGGCAAGCGCAGAGGACGTGACTGCGGCATTCGGCGCGGTCGAGAAGGAGATCCTGGAGGCCACGGGCGCGCGCAAGCTCGCCGAGGTGGCGGCCAAGGTCGACGCGCTGCGGGTCGAGCGCGATGCGCTCAAGGCCGCGGCGACGGAGCTCGAGGCGGTCAAGGCCAAGCTCGCCGAGGAGGCCAAGGCGGCAGCGGCGGCCAAGCTCCAGGCGACGCTCGACGACGCCGTCAAGGCGGGTCGGGTGACTCCGGCTCGTCGCGAGGAGCTGGCTCAGAAGGCCGCCAAGCACGGCCAGGAGTGGCTCGAGGAGCTTATCGCGCAGCTGCCCGTTCAGGGCGGTAGCGAGAGCGAGGCCAGGAGCCTTGCAGGCCCTGACACGTCGGCGGGCGCTGCGGCTCGCGTCGTGACTGACGAGCTCCGCGCGGAGCTGAAGCGCTTCGGGCTCACCGAGGCCGACTACGTCGCGGTGAACGCGAAGAAGGAGATCTGACATGACTGCACTCGCACAGGATAAGGCCCGGCTTCGGGTTGGGGACGCCGTCAGCGTCGCCGACTTTGCGGTGGCCGCAAACACGGACATCTTCGCCGGCGCTCTCGTGTCGGTCGTGGGCTCCACCGGACTGGCCATCAACGCCGCCACCGCAACGACGCACCTCGTGCTCGGCGTGGCTACCTTTCGCTGCGACAACAACCCCGGCGCCGCCAGCGAGCGACGCGTGCAGGTCGAGACCGGCGTCTTCGAGTTCGCCAACAGCACGGCCGGCGACGCCATCACGGTGGCCAACGTCGGTCAGTCCTGCTTCGTGGTCGACAACGACCAGGTAGCGCTCACCAACGGCGGCTCCACGCGGAGCAGGGCCGGAATCATCGTCGGTGTCACGTCCACCGGCGTCCTCGTGCGTGTCGGCTTCGACATGCTCAACCCGTGACGTGACTACCTACTAGGAGACCACCATGGCAGGCATTCAGCGACCGGCAGCGCTCGAGGCGCTCAATACCCTTCTCTTGAAGTCCTTTCAGGAGGGCATGAATCAGGAGCCTTTCGGCGAGGCCGAGGGGCTCATCACGCGCGTGCCGAGCACGTCCGAGTTCAACACCTACGGGTGGATGGCGAACATCGGCGGCATGCGCGAGTGGATCGGCTCGCGGCTCTTCGATGGCATCAAGGAGCGCAGCTTTCAGATCTACAACAAGCACTATGAGAAGTCTCTCGCGGTCAACATGGACCGACTCGAGGACGGCCAGATCGCCGACGCCTCGATGGCCATGCAGCAGCTTGCGGCTCAGGCTGCCTTTCTCTCCGAGGATCTGCTCGTGCAGCTACTGGAGAACGGGCAGTCGACCCTCTGCTACGACGGGCAGAACTTCTTCGACACCGACCACCCGACGGACATCGACGCGGTGACTGGCACGCAGCGGAACTACCACGCCAGCGGCCTCGCTCTCGACGCGACCAACCTCAACACGGTTCTGACCGCGATGATGGGTTACCGCGGCGAGAACGGGCGGCCCATGCGCGTGGTGCCCAACCTGCTCATCGTTCCCCCGGCGCTGTACAAGACCGCTGTCGACCTCGTCGAGGTCAAGACGGTGACCAACGGCGGAGAGAACAGCTTCGAGTCGAAGTACAACCTGCGCGTGGTCGTGCTCAAGCGCGCTGCCTCGGCGACTCGCTGGTGGGTAGCGGACACGCAGAGCCCCGGCCCGAAGCCGGCGATCCTGCAGGTGCGCAAGGCGCCGACGTTCGTCGCCAAGACGGCGCCGAGCGACGAGGCCATGTTCTTGCACAACGAGGCGCAGTTCGGCGTCGACGCCCGCATGGGCCTCGGGCCTGGCCTCTGGCAGCGCATCTACTCGGCGAGCGCCTGACGAAGGGCAAGGAGGGGTACATGGCCATCATCAAGCGCGTCCGGTGCATGCCGGGCGCTGGCAAGTTCTTTCGCGGCGGGCACGGGTTCGACGAGGCTGGCCGCGTCGTCGAGCTCTCCCCGGCGCTCTACGAGCTGCTGCGGACGGAGAAGCGCCTGGCGCTCGACGACGTCGGCGCAGAGGAGAAGCCAGTGGCAGTGCTCGACATCGTCGACAACTGCCCGGCGTACGACCACGCCTGGAACGCCTCGCGTCACGCGCGGCTTGAGGTCGAGCGGCTCAAGCGCGAGAACGCAGCGATCCAAGCTGAGCTCGAGCTCGCGGCGCTCGCCGAAGAGAACAAGAAGCTCAAGGCCGCCAAGGCCTCCAAGGCGAAGCCTTGAGCCAGTACGCGACCGTGGACGACCTCGCAGCGTTCGGCCTCCAGGCCAGTGCTACGACCGGGCTGGATACGGACGCGCTCGAGGCTCAGCTGTCGGCGGCGAGCGCGCTGGCCGACTCCTACCTGTCGAGTAGGGGCTACGCGCTCCCACTTACCACGTGGGACGTCGACCTGCGCAACGCCGTCTGCCAGATCGCAGCTTGGCAGATCGTGGTCCACCACCGCGGGGTGAACCCCAGCAACCCGGCGCACGCCGCGCTCATGAAGAGCCGCGACGACGCCGAGGCATGGCTCCGACGAGTCGCAGCTGGACAGGCCAACCTCGTCGGCGTCAGCACGCAGCTACCCCGGGCACGGCAAGGCGTAGCCGAGGTCTACCTTCCCACGTCGGACGGATCGCGAGGCTGGTAGGTGGCACTCGTCGGCGACTTCGACCAGCTTCGTCGGCTGGTCGCGGACGCTCGTGCCGTCTCGCGGGGCGTGCCTACGCGCGCGCATCGCGCGGCTGCTGCTGAGGTCTCTCAGCGCTACGTATCGGGCTACACGCAGCAGCAGGACCCGTGGGGCGTGCCCTGGCGCACGACGCGGGCAGGCAAGAGCCCCGTCCTGCGCACGACGGGCGCCATGATGGGCGCGCTCATCTCAGTGACGTCGAGCAGCGTCAAAGTGCGCCCGCCGAGGTATTGGGTCTACCACCAGATCGGGGCCAACAACATGGAGCGGAGGGCGGTCCTGCCGTTCGAAGCCGGCTCCAACTGGGATCGGCCCATTCTCGACGCGGTCGAACGCGCCGTGCTGGGTAGGCTCCTGTGACCTGGGAGTACTGCCTCAGTGCGCTGCAGCGCGAGGTCGCGACGCTCATGGATGCGAGCGGCCTGCCCAGCGTGGCAGCCGTGCCGCATCTGGTCGGAGCCCGCTGGCTCGTGACCAACGACCGCCCGCCGTACTACGTCTGGGTCCCCGTGCGCGTGCGCGGTTCTCAGCCGACGGTGGTGCGCCAGGTGGAGGAGCACCGCACGCTCATCGCCGGGCGCCATCAGGTCGACGTCTACTGTGCAGGGCTCACGCTCGACCAGGCCAGCGCGCTCGCGCAGAACCTCGTCAAGGCGGCGCAGCTCGCCGGGACCATCGACATCGCCATGGAGAACGCGCGGTGGCTCGACGCCGGCGCCGCGTTCAACCAAGACGGAGAGACGCTCATCGTAGAGCTCGAGCTCAGCGCGCCGTTCATCGACGCGTGGGTGGACGTCTCGACGCTGGCGGACCCCGTCGTCACGACGGTGGACCCGACAGGCATGGTCGCTGAGCTGTACAGCAGCGACACAGGAACCACGGACGACGAGCTGCTGCTGGTCGTCGACTACGAGGAGCCACCACCGCCATGAGCAAGAAGGAAGCGCCTGCCGCAGAGCAGGCGACGCCGGAGGTGCGCCCGCTGGAGGAGTGGGCGCGCGCCAAGGGGCACATCCCCAAACCCGGGCCACTGCGGCACCGAGGCGACATCCACCGCGGGCCGCACATCGCGGTCGTGCTCCAGCACAGCAAGCTCGCGATCAACAGCCTCATCACCGAGGCCACCTACGACAACCACGTAACGGCGGCCTACGAGCTGCCCATCCGGGAGACCTGACCCATGCCCGTCGCCCTACCGAACAGTGAAATCAGCATCGTCGACGGTGGCCTCGGCATCGTCGGCTCCGGCGCCAACACGACGGGCAAGATCGGCGTCTCGAGCGCCGGCACCGTCAACAGCTTCTACTCGTACTCGGGCACCGACACGAGTCGCGTGGTGACCGACCTCGGCACCGGGCCGCTGGTCGACAGCATCATCATGCACCTGCTCGAGTCGGGCGGTGCGCCGGTCATCGCCTACAAAGCGACGTCCAGCACGGCAGGCACGAGCACGGCCGTGACGCAGACGGGCACCGGCCCCACGGTGACGCTGACGGGAGCTCCCAACGACCAGCACGAGGCCATCGTCGAGGTCATGGTGGGCGGCGTGCTCGGCACGTCGCAGATCCGCTACTCGCTCGACGGCGGCGACACCTGGGTCGGCAACCTCGCGACGGCGGCGACCATCCTGCTGCCCAGCGGCGTCACCATCAACATGGCGGCTGGAAGCTACGTCGTGGGCACGACCTACGCCTGGACGGACACGGCGCCCGCCATGACGACCACCAACGTCGGGGACGCGCTCGACGCGTTCATCGTCTCGCCGTTCGACGTCGAGTTCATCCACGTCGTGGGACAGGCTGCAGACGCAGCGGCAGCGGCAACCATGTTCGCCACGCTGGCCAGCAAGGTCACCTCGGCGCATGCGGCCCACAAATACCTGTGGATCCTCTTCGAAGCGCCGGCGGTCGACAAGGCCAA